AGTGGTTGCGTTGGATACCTCGTTCCGAAGCGTTAAGGGCAGCAAAGCGCCCGTATAAAGGGCCAAACAAACGGCAACAGTTTGAGTATGCCTGTGCGATATGCGAAAAGTGCTTTGGTGCGAAGGAGGTCGAGGTGGATCACTTCCCAAAGGATGCCGGGTCAATCGCCAGGATCGAAGATGTTGGACTGTTCTGCAGCAACCTGTTCTGCGAGACTGACAACCTCCGCGTGGTGTGCAAGCCATGTCACAGTATCCACACGCATGCCGGGAAGGCTGGCATCACTTTTGCCGAGGCTGAAGTAGAGAAGAAAATAATTGCCTTCTGCAAGGAAGATACCAAGGTTATTTTGAGATTTCTCTCAGATCGCGGGTACAATGGTGCATCTGTAAGCAACGCTGCGAAGCGTAGAAAACTGGTAGAAATACTGTTCAAGGAGGAATTATGAGTAAATGGGTATACAATGGTGTTGAGTTCAAGGTTGGCGACAAGGTGAAGATCATCCAGAAGGTGGAGGCTCACGCCAAAGACGGCATGGGCCAGGACAAGGAGTGGATGAACTGTTGGAACCCGGAGATGACACCGCTTATCCAGAAGAAGGATAAGATCACCAGCATCACCGACCAGGGTGTGGGTTTTGAAGAGTTGGGTTTCTTCTGGCCGCTCTCGTCACTTGAGTTGCTGCCTAAGACCCCATGTGAAAAGCTTGACAAGAAAATCGCCAAGGCAGCTGCCCTAGAAGAGAAGCTGAAAAGTCTCAATAATGAGATTGCCAAACTGAAAGGAAGCTTACATGATTGAAAAAGACAAAGACTGGCAACACAACGCCATCGCGTTGGACAAGGTAGGCTTGATGAGCGGCCGTGAAATTGCTGAAGCGCTGAACATCCCGAAGAGTACGCTCTCGGACTTTCTGCGTAGCTACAAGGAAACGCTGGCGGCGGATGAGGTTGACAACAGCCGCATCCTGTTCATTTCTGACATGCACATCCCGTATCACCATGAGCATACGCTCCTGTTCCTGGAGTCGCTGAAAAAGCGCTACGAGCCGACACGGATCGTCTGCCTGGGTGACGAGCTGGACAAGCATGCGATGAGCTTCCACGACAGCGATCCTGACCTCCCAAGCGCTGGCGACGAGCTACGTCGGGCACTGCCAGTGGTCAAGGAACTGGAGAAGTTGTTCCCTGTCATGGACCTGATCGACAGCAACCACGGAAGCATGGTGTACCGCAAGTCAAAAGCTCACGGCATTCCACGCAGCTACATCCGCAGCTACAACGAGGTGCTGGAGGTCGGTGATGGCTGGAAGTGGCACAACGACCTGACGCTGGAGCTTCCAGACGGTCAGAAGGTGTATGTACACCACGGCAAGAGCGCTGACGCTGTGAAGACGTCCCAGGCGATGAGCATGTCTCATGTCTGTGGGCACTTCCACGAAAGCTTTGCGATCAAGTATTGGGCAAACCCTAATGGCTTGTTTTGGGCGATGAACAGCGGCTGTTTGATCGACGACAAAGCTTTAGCGTTCAGCTACAACAACGTGAACCTGAAGCGGCCGATTGTTGGCACTTCGCTGATCATTGACGGTTACCCTGTGCTTGAGGCGATGCCTCTGTAACTCGTGTTACAATAGCGAAAACGACGCAGCATTGTTGCTGCGTCTCTCACTTCAAGGAATACATGACCACACTCGATATACGCACGAAAAGTGCAGAACCTATTTGCACTATCGTGTTTGCAGAAAAGGCAGGAAGCGGCGACGTTCGGCAAGACGTTAGTTCCTCTATCTCGGACATGCCAGCCTTGCACCCCGGTTACATCTTTCTGCAAAGTGCCGGTGGAAGCTCAGATTATTTGGCAATCCGTCGTAGCGACGTAAGCAATTTGATTTTGGCTCTGCAAGAAGCACAAGAACTCTGGGGCTGCAAGTGAACGGACCGATGCAGATGCAAGTTGGTATTGCGAATATGCCGATCAACCTCGTACTCCGTAGCGACGGTGTTCTGGCCTTTGTTCGTGTCGAACAGTTCAAAGCACTGTTCGACATGGCACCTTCACCGGACGGTGTGAGCGCTGCTTTTTATGAAGACAGTTTTACCATTGCCGACGAAGAGTATGCCTACAACACGTTGTACGCTTACCAGGAAATTCCAGGCATGTTGGCGTGGCTGCTGCAGCAGAAGCTGCAATGACAGAAGACACAACACCACGTTGCAGGATCTGCGGAGAGCCTGCAACACACGCCTTTGCTGGCAACCCAAACCTACTGGCATGCTCCGTCGTTTGTGACGAAGCAGTCATCCAACTAATGAATGAAGCACTGGCAATCAAAGTGCAAGGAGAAACATGAAAAATATCAGCTTCCGCGACTTACGCCTTTGCACACCATTTGTCCACATGAACGAGGTCCAGATGTTGGCGCTTGCCAATGACGACGACATGGCCTGGGCACTGGGCAACATCGGCTTTGACATCGACTACCCTGTGTCATACGTTCCACTGAACCACCGCGACATGCAGGGCACCGTCGGCCTGGGCTTCATGGCCGTCGGCGAGATCAACATGAACAGCGCGTACGTCGAGTCGCCACTTTGCACCCTGGCGGAGCGGATGATCGTTGCAGCGTACACAGACCCATCACTCACGAAAGAGCTGAGTACTTTGATGGGCATGCGGGTCAACTTCCGATCCCTGCTGGAAAACGGTGCTGAGAGTAGCGGCGAGGCTTTGCCAGACGAGATGTTGGAGCCAGACCGCGACTTCGTCGGCATGCAGATCAAAGACCTTGAGAAGGTTCGCGATTCAATTCGCGGCCAGATGTTCAATGACCGTGGCGAAGCAAAAACCTTCGCCGAGTACAAACTTCACTGAGGAGAAAACATGTTCCAAAAGATAATTCAACTGAAAAGTGTCATCACTGGCAAAAGCTACGTGAGAGCACCAGAGGAGTGCCGGGCTGGATGCCACGGTTGTGCATTTGATAACGAGACGGCTATGTGTCTGGCAGCTCCAGATGACTGCGGCGACGAGCAAATCATCTGGAAGGAAGTCGAGTGAAACTCTTTTCGACCAGCAAGGACGGCGGCAAAGACTCCAACGTCACAGGCTACTGGCTGATCGAGTGGAAGAATGTTTTCTCGGTTGCCCTGTTGAAATTCGACAGAAGTAGCCGGGAGGCTTTCCACTCGCATGCGTTCAACAGCATCTCTTGGGTGCTGTCTGGGCATTTGCTTGAGGAGAGGTTGCATGTGCATTGGCGGACTGGATTGACCCACTACAAACCCAGCCTGAAACCAATTATCACGACCCGGAACAACACACACAAGGTGTACGGCATCGCTCCGACAACCTGGGTGATCACCTTCCGTGGGCCGTGGCACAAAACGTGGCACGAAGAATTTGACGACGGAACCAAGGTAGTGCTTGCCCACGGCAGACTTCCAGTTCTAACATAAAGGGAAAAATGATCTCAATAATTACAAAGCGCGACGGAACGACTGTTGATTTCGATGCTGAAAAACTGAACAAGTGGGCCGACTGGTCTGCTGGTATTGGTGTGGAGTGGGGCAGCGTTGCCCTCGGCGCATACCGCAAGTGTTTCGACGGCTGCACCACCGACGACTTGCACAATGCCTTGATCGCTGAATGCGTGGATCGTGAAACTACGGCCCACCTCCGTATGGCTGGCCGTCTGTTCATTGGCAAAGTCTACAAGAATGTCTTCGGAGACTGGCGTGCGATCCCGACGGTTGCAGATATGTTCAGCCGGATGGTGTTCCTGGGCATGTGGGAAAATGAGATGGACTACTCCGCAGAGGAGCTGGCCCAGTGCGAAGGGTTTATCAATCACAGCCTAGACATGAATGCCACGCTCACTGAGTCGAAGCAGATCATGGACAAGTACGCCATCATTGACCGTGTCGGAAAAGTGGCGTTCGAGACTCCTCAGTTTGTCTACATGCGTATGGCCCTGGGCAATATGAAGGCAATGCCAAAGCATCGTCGCATGCGCGACGTCGAAGAACTGTACAAAGGCTACAGCGAAAAGCGGGTCAACCCGCCAACGCCGTTTGCAATCAACCTGGGCACACCCAAACGTCAGTACGCATCGTGCTGCGTCGTCACCACACAGGACACAATCCCGTCCCTGGCGGCTGCGGATCACATCGCTTACATCATGACGGCGGCGTCAGCTGGCATTGGCATGCATTTGAAGACTCGCAGCAAGGGAAATAAGGTACGCGGAGGCGCGATTGTCCACCAGGGCAAGCTACCGTACTACAAGGTGCAAGAGAAGGTTGTTGCAGCAAATATGCAGAGCAGCCGTGGCGGTGCCAACACCATGCACTTCAATACTCTTGACCCGGAAATCTCCGACATCTTGAAGCTGAAGAATGTGCAAACGGTGGCTGACAAGCAGATCAAGAACATCGACTACAGCTTCGGCAGTAATGCGCTGTTCGCCAAGAAGGTGGCCTTGAACGATAGCTGGATGTTAGTGAGCTACGGAGATGCCCCGAGCCTGTACGAAGCGATGTACAAGGGTGACCAAAGTACCTTTGAGTTCTTGTACGCAGCGATTGAGGCAGACACGACGGTGCCAAAGGAATTCGTATCCGCCAGGGCAATTGCAGTTGAAGCCTTGACGGAATGGTATGAGACTGGTAGGCTGTACGGCCACAATACGGACATTATGAATTCTCATACACCGTTTCTGTGTACCATCTACAGCAGCAACCTGTGCCAGGAAATCGGCTTGCCGACAAGTGGGTACGAGTCTGTCGCCGAGCTGTACAAGTACGCTGAAGGCGTTGGCGAGATCGGTTTGTGTAGCCTGGGTGCAATTGCGGCCAACACACCGGACGAAGACTACGAGGCTGTTGCCTATTCGACTTTGTTGTCGGTGGACAACGTGATCGAGATCATGGAGTATCCTTTCCCGCAGTTGGAATTCACTGCCAAAGCTCGTCGTAGCGTTGGTATTGGCATCACCAACTTGGCGTTTGAAATGGCTAGTAAGGGGTTGACGTACACATCGTTGGAAGGCAAAAAGCACATCCACCGACTGGCCGAGCGACATTCCTACTGGCTGCACAAAGCGTCGTTGCGTTTGGCGAAAGAGCGTGGCAATGCGGCCTGGATGCACAAGACGAAGTACCCGGCTGGGTGGCTACCAATCGACACAGCAAACCGCGAGATCGACAAGTTGGTCGACCAGCCGTTGATGTTCGACTGGGAAGCGCTGAGAGCTGAGATTATCGAGCAGGGTGGCATTCGCAACAGTGTGTTGGAAGCCCACATGCCTTGTGAGTCGAGCAGCATCGGTAGCGGCCATACGAACGGGCTGTACCCGATCCGTGGCTTGAAGGTGTTGAAGACGAGTGGCAACAACAAGAACCTGTTCCTGGCACCAGAGATGGAGCGCCTGGGGAGTGCATATCAGTTGGCGTGGGACATCCCAGTGACTGACATGATCGAAGTGTATGCCATCATCCAGAAGTTTACCGGGCAGGGTATCAGTGCCGACTTCTACATCCGTTATGAGGTTGACAACCGACAGGTGGGAGTGAAGAAAATGCTGCAAGAATTCTTACTAATGAGAAAACTTGGGCTGAAAACAAGGTACTATATGAACTCTGCAACACGGGCAGAGCTTGCTGAAACCTACGGCGAGGAAATGCCCGACTGCGAGTCTTGTAGTTTGTAAATAGCGGGGAGGGCGGAAGCCCTTCCTCTCATGGTTTGAAATGAAGGAATTAATGCAAATATTTAACACTGAAAACACAGCCTGGAAGGACGGGCGCTACAGTTTGTTCTTGGGTCAGCCGCTGGCTCTTCATGACACGATCAACATGAACTACCCCAGCATTGACAAGATCACGCGAAAGCAGATCACCAACCGCTGGCAGTTTGACGAGTTCAACCATGACCAGAGCCGCATGGATTTGTTGTCGTGCCCACGCAGCGTTTATCAAGTCATGTTGATGAACCTTGCCTTCCAGTGGGAAGCGGATAGCTTGGCGTCTAGGGCGATTGCTCCGGCCTTTGCCCCGTTCGTCACTAACAGCGAGTTCTGGGAGGGTCTGCTGGAGAACACGCTTATGGAAGTGACCCACACCAAAACCTACTCAGAAATCGTTCGCACCTGTGTGCCAGATCCAAGCGAAGTGTTCAAGATGGTGATGGAGAACCAGGAAACTCTTCTGCGCTGTGACACAATGAACAAGGCGTTTAGCAGCCTGATCAAGTTGGGTGCGGCTTACACTTTGGGGCAAGTCGAGAACAACCAAGAGACGTACAACGCGGTATTCAAGGGTATGTTTGCACTGTACCTCCTTGAGCGACTGCAGTTCATGTCATCGTTTGCCGCTACGTTCGCTATTGTGGAGCAGGGCTATTTTCAAAGCATTGGAAAAGCTGTCCAGAAAATAATGGTCGACGAAGTGGACTGCCATGCTGCACTCGACCTTGAAGCACTGAAGATCGAACTACGCACGGAGCGTGGCAGGATCGCCCTGGCAGCATGCTTGGCAGACATGCAGGCTATGCTTGACGAAGTTGTCGCACGAGAGATCTGGTGGGGTCTGTACTTGTTCTCGCAAGGGCGGAGCATTGTTGGCTTGAATCCAACACTGCTTAAAGAGTGGGTGCTGTTTAATGCACAAGTTATTTATGCAGAGTTTGGCTTGGTCAATCCGTATGCTATAATTGCACACAACCCGCTGCCTTGGATGGCGAACTGGATTGACATTGATAAGCATCAGAATGCCCAACAGGAAGCTGCTGGCAACAACTACGCTCTCAATGTCGTCAAGGACGACTTGGGGTCAGAGGAACTTGATTTCTAAAAAGTCTCAATAATGAGAAGAGGAGGGTGATACAATGGAACGAGCAGTACACGAGTACAGAGAACACATGCTGAGTCACTATCTGGCAGCAGGGCATTGCCGGATGGTTGCGGAGTGCATGGCAGACGAGTCCGCAGTTGCTTTCGAGCAGGAGCAGATGGCCTTGATTGCCGACGCAGCTTTCCAGGAGGAGGAAGACCTTCTTGGCTATTCCTGGATGCGCGGATGATTACAGTTTACTCAAAAGCAAACTGTCCACAATGCGTTGTGGCAAAGAACAAACTGAACGCTGCTGGAATCAGTTACGACGAGGTCAGGATTGATCTCGACGGAGAAGCAAGAGCCACGCTCATGGGAGCAGGGCACAGGTCTGTACCAGTCATCTATAAAGACGGCTTGCACGTACAGTTGGACAATTTACTACAAGGGGAATAAAAATGAATGTTATTATCAGTCTTCTGTTTATCGTGGCCGTGGCCTACGGCTACATTGCGAACATCGTCTCGCTGATGACCGTTAGCGAGGTGTGGGTCGTGTCTATTGCCCGAATCCTCGGCATCTTCTTCGTGCCGCTCGGCGTGTTCATCGGCTATTTCTAAGGAACCACTATGGCAAAGTTTCAAGTTGGCGACAGCGTCGTGTTCGGCCGTTGCAAGCGCAACAAAGTTTTGTCCGACGTCACCATCGGAAAAATCTACGAAATCGAAGGTATCAATTCCTACGGCGACGTCTGGTTTACCGACGACGTAGGTGACGTCAATTTCGGTGCCAGTAAGGTCACCACGACTAAGCCAACCAAGCTTGTGACCTGATCATGGCTGCACCAAAATTCAAAGCAGGTGACGAGGTGGTGTTCTGCCACCACAAGCGTAACAAGGGCATTCAGGACGTCACCATTGGCAAGGTGTACACCGTGTACAAAGACTTGGAGGGGGTGTACTTCCTCGACGACGCGCAAGATGTGCGCCGCTACGCAATTGAAGACAACAAAGTTTACAAACCGACGAAAATCGTCGGTTAATCAAAAGGAAAACAACATGAACACTACCATCAACACCGCCAACGGCCCCGTCGAAGTTAGCCAAGAACTCCTGGCAGGGTACATCTCTGAGTCCTCAATGCACTACAGCGCCATCGAAGGTGCAAAAACCGACCTGAAACTGATCGGCGAAGCCCTGGAAGAGAAGACTGGCATCAAGGCGTCCCTCATTATGAAGTACATCAAGGCAAAGCATGATGACAAGGTGAAGGACACCAAGGAACTGGGCGAGTTGTTCGGCCAGCTGGACATCGCAATGGGGCCAGTCACACCACTGCCACCACCAGCTGCTGCGTGATGCGTACCATCTCGTACTACCTGCAGTATTTGCTGCTGCCGTTCATCTTCCTATTTATTTTCATCCGTGGCGTGTGCGGGGTTGTTGTCGACTCAGTCGACGAGGTTCGCCGTGACATCCGAAATCACAAACTACACCGTCGTCGTAACGAGAAGCTTGGCTCGTAGTACAGACGCAAAAAAGCGGAGGCAAGCATAAGCCTGTCTCCGCATAAAATGCTTCTACCAGAAGCGATAAATTTTACTTGATGGACTCTGCCCTGGCAAGCAGGTCCGTCTTGTGTTTGCTGTTGGCTGTCGTGCCAAAGTAGTATGCCATCACGCCAACCCAGGCTGTGCCCAGCGTACCGAGCATGATGAACAGCATGTCCTTGTTCTCGACTGGGATTTTACCCAGGATGAGGAGGGCGACGATGCTGAAGTAGCCAGCCGTGACAATGTACGCAAGATTCCTTGGCGTATTGTCCTTGACTTCCGACTCGCGCTTTCGCGCACTATCCCTGTCTCCTGCCGCAATCGACGCTGAGTCTTTTGCGTCAGCGAACACCAACTCCTGCATTCGCACCGAGAAAGTCTGATCAGCATTCTTCAATGCCAACAGCTGCTCCGGTGTGGTGCCAGCCAATGCTTCAGTGATCGCAGCCTCTGTCTTGTCAGACAAGCCAAGCGCGTCAGCGATTTTCGCCACTGCAATGCCACCCAACGGGCCACCCAAGGCTGCACCCAACAGCGGGGCAGTGCGGCTTACAATATTTTTCCAATCCATTATTTCACTCCTAATACCTTTTTCAAGGTGTTGTACATTTCAGCTCTGTGTGCGAAACCGATAGCGTCTCCGACCTTGGCAGTCTTACGCCCCAGGTTGATGACATCTGACACTCCGTCGAAGTCACCCACATCCGCAAACTTGTTCAGGGCATTGATGCTCCAGAACCATCCAGAAACGTCGCAAGCACCCTCGGTGCTACGGATGTATTCCCCGACGGTTAAGACGTCTTTATCAGCCCGAATCGCGTAGGTTAGATGATTGTCTTTGCCCGTTAACTGGATCAGGCCAGCTCCCCTGTGCTTCCAACCGTCCCCAGAGGCTTCGTCACGGTTACCCATGCGCGAGGCATACACTTTGTTGGCAATCTTCTCAGGCTGTCGCTCGTAAGCTTTGGCAATCGCCAGGGTAGGGAAGCGCGTAGGCCAAGTCTTCATAAGACCCGCAGCCGAGTAGTTGAGGTTTTCCTCTGTCACTGCCAGAAGGCCAGACTCGTGCAATACCTGGGCCAGGAATGCAGCTTGGCGTAGCGGGGTATTGATGCCCCACTTATCCATCGTGGCATTCAGTGGCGAAATGAACATAGCTGCCCGTAGCTTGGCTATTGGCGCTGCCTTGAGCAGTTGTTCAAGTGTTATCATTTCGACTCCTTGTCATCTTTTTCAAAGAACTGCCGGATGATCTTGATCTTCAGCAGGGCAGGGGTGCCCATGTGTGCAGCAACGCCGCAGAACACACCTGTAAGCGGCTCTGGCACGGACCCGGCTTGGCAGAGGTAGTAAGTCATCAGTCCAGCAAAGGACGACGACAGCAAGTGAGCGAACAAGTGGAGCCAGTTGAAAGGCTCCTTCTTCTCGAAGTACGAGACAAGCCCACCCCACAAGCTGACACCGACTACCCAGGCATAGGTCAGGTATGCCGACGTTAAAAGCGATTCTTTGGAGTCCATATTAGTCCCTTATTTATGACTGAGATAATGTCGAATGAAAGTAACACTAGCGCAGTCCAGAAGACAGGGAGCCAAAGTGATTGTGAGCCTAGAACGAGTACCGCAGTACCCCAGACGCAGCCTGACAAGAACCTTGCCAGGGCGTGAGCCTTAGTATTTTCAGAAACTGCTGCACACAGGCAAAACAGACCAGACAGCGCTGCGGAAATGGCCCAGTGGGGCCAGAGCGAGTAAGACTCCATTGCCGTGTACAGGACAGTGTTGGAGGACGTTACAAACGACAGCGATAGCGCTAGGGCGATAAGTGCCGAGAGTAAGTCCCCCGATCTGGCGTTCACTTGGTACTCCAGGCGGAGTGAGCTTTTACTGCAGAGGCCAAGCCGTTAGGCCCATACCGCCAAGGATCTTGCATACCGAGCGCAGCAGCGCACCACTCGCTACACCAGAAGGTTTTGTTGTCCCCCTTGACCAGACCAAATACAAACCGAACCTGACCAAGTAGGTCGTACGGTGTACCTGCTGTGCCTTCGTAGAAGGCACGGGCGTCAGCTTCAAGGCTCTCCGGAAGCTCGATGAAGTCCCACCGGCCAGGGAAGAAGTCTATAACCTTGGCGCGGACTGTTTTGTCGTCTCGGTAGGTTGCAGAGGCAGACATGCCGTCTGAGAATACCAGTTCGCAATGGCTGTAAATACCGCCATCCACCCAACGAATGGCTGCGTTGAATTTGGTTCCATCACCTTTGTATAGTGCTAGTTTCATGTTAATCTCCAAGTTATAAATTCTAAATGCCACAACACAACTCGCGTAGTGGCCGAAACGCTTCAATACTAGATCTCCTCCAGTTCAATCGTTGTGTTGTACTGGTTCGCAAACTGGTATCGAATGCTGCTTTGCTGGGACAATTTCCCGTACAGTGAAAAAGTTTGCTCCTCTGTTGCATCGCCGACTTCTGGGGTCAGACTTAGCAGCATAGGTTTCGACATACCGTTGATTCTGGATATGCTCCAGATTACATTCCGATCTTCGGCTGGCATTACGCTAAGATCCAGGTTAATCTTTTTGTGCATGTAACCACGCTCCGTCCGTAAATCCCCAGCGTCAGAGCGTTCGTGTTTGCTGGTGTCGACCATTGTCAACTGAGCGCCATAATCAGCATTGTTAATCGGCGACCAGTATGCCCCTGCAACAACACGGGCGGCTTCGATGTACGAGTTGCCTGTGTCGACGAGGTCAACCACAACCTTCTTCACTGACGTCTGTGCAAGCCAAGCAACAGCGTAGGAAGCACCTGCGTAGGCGTACGAATTAACTCCAGCCGGGGCAACACCTGTACCTACTGGGCAGGCCAGCTTTACACCAGTATCCACCGCAGCAGCAACATCCGCAACTTCTGTGTAGCCTCTCACACGGATGGTTGCTGTGGCAGACAGGTTGCAGAACGGCAGGGCCACACAACCTATCAACTCAGCGTTTGTCCACGTAAGTGTGATCGAAGCTGATGTAGTCGCTGTACGCCACACTTCCGACTTGATATCTGTCAATAAATTGGCTGCAACAAGAGTGCCCACGCCAGCTGTCGCTGACAATGTCGCTCTGTCAGCACTGTTGTTATATACCACTCTCAAATTAGCCATTCATTTTCCTTAGTTATGGTAGTTACCAGACAATGGCTTCTACCTGTGCAATTGTTGTGGCTGCAGCCACCCGTGCTTTCAGTGCCTGGGAGTGGGCGAAGTTAGCACTCCCCTGCCCCACCATAGCTTTGTAGAACATAATCCAAGCTGCTTTGTCAGGTAAGCTAACGTATGTGTTATCTATCGCTTTCCAAGCGCCCTGCCATCCGGCTGGCATCTCATTAGTGAGAGTAACTACACCGTTTACGGCGTCAATATCCCCACGCGAAAGCTGGTCAACAGCGATGGACTTGCCAGAGAATAAGAAAGATGTTTGATTAGCCGCTAGACGAGCTTCATTGAGATAAGAATTCTTTGCAATCTTAATCTCGTCTAGTGTGCGCGGGTCTTTCCAAGTTTTAGTCGCCAAATCCCATATGTGGTAGGTGTTTGTTTTTTCAGGCAACAACCTCCAGCCCTGGTCAAAATAGTAGGTAGTCAGAAGCTCGTGAAGGTTGACACCTTGAGGCATAGTTTGCATGGTGTAATTACCCAGCAACGAACCTTCAACTACTGCACTATCATCAGACGGCTGTATTGTGTAAGCAGGGATGCCGTTGCTGGTGACCGCTACAAAAGTAATCATGGGAATACTCCAGCAAAAATGGTGACTTGTGTATCGTACAATTCAAAAACAAAATAAGGACCTTGAAAAAGGGTTCTCCCCATGATTACAATAGATGCGTCGGCATTTCTCTTCAATGTTTTATAAATCCACGGCCCTTGGGAGGCGTTTACCAGAGCCGTTCCAAAAAGTCCTAGAGTGTTAAGAGAGTACCACGAGTCGGCGTTAAGTACCGCTGCTGTGACCCCTCCACTGGTGGCTGTAATCTTGAGTACCTGATTGATTTTCAAATATTCTCTGCCACTGTCAAAAGTAAGTCCACCGCTTCCGTTGTAAACCCTCAAGCCAAAAGACTCTGTCGAGGGTGTTACAACATTCGCAGGTACGAGCAGCTTGTATGAAACCGACCTCACATCACTACCCCCGCCAGGGCCAACGGCGGTAAATGAAAATTCATTATTCTTAACGTAATAGCAAGCAATGATTACGTCGATATCTGGTTTAACCATGATAAGAGGTAAAACGCCGTAGTCTTGGATACTAATAGCTGCTCTATTACCTAACGCTGTTCCACTAGCAACAACGACATAATTTGAATAGTCCTCGCCAACCTGAATAAAGTCTGAACTGTTCGTAACTGAGAACCCATATGCCATATTAAACCCTCAATACGTTAAATGTTATAGTGGCGGCTGTCCGCTTAATGCCGCCTATGAAATATCCATTATAGATTATGGCCCCAGATGCAGACCTTGGGTCAGCACAAAAAACCGCCCAAGTCCCGTCATCAACCATTCCAGGGACATATATAGTTGTCGAACTATTGTCGAGGTACACAGTATGGGACGAGACACTCCTCGTAAGCCTGTCGCTAATGTCTACGGCAATCGCCCCTCCCGCTGTGTAAGTTCTTAACCCGTAAGCCACAATTACCCCCTCTCTTTATAAATCTAAATTGCCAAGCTGCACACGCTTGACACCATTACCGTCAAACACCTTCAACACGTTGTCAGATATTTCCATTCGCGCACCAGACGTTGCTGTCCGCAATGTGCCGATGGTTGCCGTAATCGCTGACAGGCTTGTGGTCGAAATCTTGCTAGCAGATATGCTTCCGGCCTGAAACCTATCAGCACTCAAAAAGCCCGTTGTAATCTTGACAGCGTCCAACACATCAATTTGTGCATTGCCAATCGCCGCCGCAGCAATGTAAGTGCTGGCATTGGCTGGCGTGATCTGCTCGACAAAGTTGGCCGCTGACCACGGCGAAGGCTGGGTCTGTCCAGCGCCAGCACGACAAAGCATCGGCTGGGTCAGCCATGTGTAACTGTCGCCTGCGCCTGCGTCGACTTGATAAGTGCGAAACGCAAAGTACATTGCAATCACACCCTCCGGCACGGTGAAGAAGGTGCTTTGAAGCTCCCAGTCGCGCAGGTTCCGTCCGCCTGCAGAGCGCGTCACTCGGGGCGTATGCACTTCGCCAGCGTAAGCGCCAGACCCGTTGAGGTACACAACCATAAGGTCGGCATCGCAACGGTGCGACGCGATGCGGCCTGACAGCTCATAGCGTGCGTTGGAAATGGCAGGAATCGTCGGTGAAATTACGTCAATAGAGCCTGCAATGCTTCCGCTCCGGTAAAGTCCGATGTTGTGTCCACTGAACGGACGCCAGTCATCTCCTGCCAAGTCGCGGGTGAGACTAAAGCTCTGCCCAGCAAACTGCTGATAGCCAACACTCCAGCCGCCTGACGTCAGGGTCAGGTCACTGTTGGGAATCAGGTTAGAGCCAATGCCGACCTGCAGGTTGCTGTCGTTGGCACCAACGGTGGCGTTGTCTTGCGGCCTGCCCGTTCCTGTCACTCCGGTCCAAAGCGAAGTGGTTGCCGCTACGTTGGCGTTGTTCTGCAGAACAGGCAAGGTGGCATCGGCGGAATAAGGCGTGGCTGGCAAACTGCCCCGCTCCACCTTGACTTGCCGAACGCCCACGATGGCCGTTCCGACAATGGCCTCCCAGACAAACCTGACGCTGGCATGTGTCGCACCTGCTGGCGCGATGTGCGTAATGGCATGAACTGAACGGTTGCTATCACTTGCGGAAAAATCGTGATTTGTAGTAATTACATTTTGTCCCGTCTCGCCTAGTGATACACCAGCTCCGTTGTACCAGACTAAATCAAAGTAGACGCCCCCGGATGTGGCGTTCAGCATCAGGGAGTCGCCAGCGAGGGTATAACCCGCCCCCGCTTGGATTTGAAACTTCTGAGAAACGATTGAACCCGTGCCTGAAATTCCATCCTTGAATGCAATTCGTCCCCAAACGCTATCGAAGATGATCAGCGACCCGGTAGCGCCCGTCCAGCCGTTAAACCCATTCTCGAAGCCTGCGTTGTAGACCAAGTTTTGCCGGGTCTGGAGACGGTTGTTTGCATTCTGAGCAATCGCATTGAGAATCGCCTGACGCTGGACGTAATAGTCGATGAACTTCTGACGAAATGTCGGGCCATCAATTATTGTGTCCACCGACAAGTTGTTCCAGTTTGGAATCGTGTTGTTCAGGTAGTTCTGTAGTGCGGCAATAGCCGTGTCAAAGCTGACCTTTGAGACGCCCACGGCAGTTGCTTGATTCTGAATGCCCGTGTACTCCTGGCTGATCGTCGCGTACTCCAGAATGACAGCTGGCTTTTCGCCCTTTGTCAGCACGTTATCAGAGGCGATGTTTGCCAGTGTGTCGTTCGCGGCGTTGGCCGAGTTCTGAGCTGCAGTGATGCTGCTGTTCACGCCCGTGGCTCCGACCACGTTCGTAGCCCAGTTGGCACCCTTCCCATCACTCCAAGGGGACGCCACCGTCTGGGACGTCAAGGCGGTGCCAAAGTACCACATCGACGTAAACGTGAAGGGGTTGCTTGCGCCAGTGTAGGAAGAGCGGACGTAGATGGACGCCGTGGCGGCATTCGCGGGAGCTGTGGCAAAAAGGATCGTTCGCGGAAAGTTTGAAAGCTGGCCCTGGGCTTGATTGTCAAACACGGCGTTGCCAGCGTTTTCTCCAATATACACACCAGCTGCGGTAAACCACGCGATGTTGACCCACGCACTGCAACGGTGTGTACTCAGGTACACGCTGGCTTCATAGCGCTGACCCGCCATAACCGGGTAGCGATTGGTGCCGTTGTTGATGTCTGACAAGGTGCCGTTAGCGGGACTGTCTGCTGCCAAAAATTCAAGAAACACACCGCCCTGCCCCGTTGGACGCCATGCCCCAAAGCTGGCTCTGATTGGCTGGCGAGTCTTGCCTGTGTCATCATAGCCAAACGAAAATCCGTCAGCTGTGTCGGGGTATGGCCCTGCGTTGGAGATGAAGTTGCCCGAGCTGATGCCGACGTTCAGGTTGGTGCTGTCAGCGCCGAACGTAGCATTGGACGGCGGCTTTGTTCCGCCCACGCGTGTGTAGTCCAGACCTTGTCCAGACGAAAGAATGATGTTACCACTAGTATCCCGAACTGTCAACCCTCGTGTAAGCACGTTGTCAGCGGTGAAGGTATTGGCTTGAATGTGCGTGGCTGCTACTGAGCCTGAAACCAGGAGGTTACCGTCGACTACTGCGTTGACAACGGCCCACGAACCGACACTGTTGACGATCTGGTAGAACTTGCTCTGGGAGAAACCTACGGAGTTGTTGTACTGAACCACCAAATCGTTCATCACAGGCCCACCCTCTACTGCGGCCGTAGTTGTAGCCAGAGTGTCAGAGTAGGTGCCAGTGGTCCCTGACAGTGGTACGTAAAACGTACGTGAGCCTCGCACCCCACTGCTGCCGCTAGTACCGTTGGTGCCTGCTGCACCAGTCGCACCAGCGCGTGCCTTGGCAATCGAAAACACCTTGACCAGGACAGACGAACCAAACGTGGCCGTCAGGGTCAGCGTGGTAACTTCTGTGCTTGTAGGCATACCCCCAGTAACGGAGAACACACCCGTAGACGCGCCCAAGGACACTGCCAAGGTAGATGGATTTCCACCCACCTGGATAGCAAAAGTACACAGGGCTGTTATGTCGGAGGTGCCAGAGAACACCTTGAAGCTACCCCCTGCCCCTGCGTAGTTGGTGACATTACCCAGATAATCAGCAGGAACTGTGTGACTCTCATTAGTGAGAAAACCTACAAGCGCGTCGATGCCCTCGCGAACCTTCACGATGGTGATTTCGTCGGTGTACGTGACACCATCCTGCACCACCGTCAAACGCAGCGTGGCGGTGTCTGTGGTGAGGTTGGCATAGTTCACCGTTAGCTTGCCAGCGGACAGCGTCAGTGGCGATGTGATCGTGCCGGATGTGACAGTAATTACAGGAGTGTTCGTCAGGTTCCGTAAGTCAGCGCTGAGTACTGTTGACGCAGGGCTGACTGTTCCGGTTTTGGCTACCTGAAACACCTGGGTAGATGCCGTCAGGGAAACCATTTTTGTGCCAGCAACGACAAGCCCAAGACCTGTGACGTTTTCCTGGCTGACGGCGATGTTAGACGCCATCGTTACTGCCAGGACGCGGTTTGCTGGCGATGTTGCCTGAAGCTGAACATCTCTTGCATTTACTGTAGCTGCCATTACACGAGTACCTCCATTGTGATATAAGGATTCGCCCAATCAAGTGAGATTGAGACGATCTGACCCGTGGCCCCGGCAGATAGGCCAAAGCGCGGGTGTTTAATTGTCTGGCTGCTTCCGAGATTCTCAAGCAGTAGATAGCCGAAGCCCGTGTACCTGAAAACCTTGCGCTGCGTATTGAATATCGCAAGTCGACGATCAGCTTCGGCCAAGGCTGTTGCGGCCGTCAGTAGTAGCGTCTCCTGCAGGTCTGGTTCCACGTAGGTCAGGTTTTCAGCCTTTGCTACACTGTCCGTTCTGGTTGTTGTGAGCCACTCTTCGCTGAACAATGAGATATGCTCCGCTGGAATACCTGTTTCCAGGTTGGACTGAACGGTGTAGTTTTTGCAGTATCCGACTTTGACGCCAGCGACAATCGCAGGCATATCGGAGATAGCCAGGGACTTGTCCACCATGTCAGTCGAAGTGACTGTCGTGCCAACAGGCAAGCCTGTGAGACTCAGCTTGACAAACCGCAAAAGGTTGCCCCGAGTCATAACGACACGAGCGCCTACACTTGAAGCAAGCTTGTTGATTGTCTCAAGGAGGTTGGCACGGTCACTCAAGTACAGCCCGACAGGTTGTGTGTTGGCCGTATTGAAAGCTACCAGTGTGGTGTCCATGTCCGACATGGTCAAAGCCATCATGCTATTCCCGTACAGGGTTGCGAGATTGATGGCAATGCTGGCTATGGTATTTGAATAGACACCACTAGGTATTATCGCACCGTCGAGCTGTTGTGTCAATAGTGCGCCCTGAACCGAGGCCGTGATCGTGCCTACTGGTTGCTTCAGTAGCCTGAACTTTCCAGTAGACAGGAGCGGCGTGAATGCCACAGGCACACCGTTGTCTCGCACTTCAATGATCGACTCAATAGCGCCGTTATGCACCTGAAACTCGTTGACGTTTCCGTCCACCAGCAGCGGGGATACGTTGTGGCATTCCCCAAAACACAGCGGAATCAGCTTGTCTTTGTTGGACGTAGAGCCGAGCAGTTTGACGTCTGTGACCGGGGTATTCAAACGCTGGAGTTTGTCGCCGAGCTTCAGGTTCAACTTGCCACGGCTCTTGCTGTCGATGCCAGTGACGACACCTTCAAACACCTTGGTGAACTCGCTACGAACCCAGCGTACATCTCCTACAAACAAACTGATCTGACGATTCTTCCACGAGTCGTTGAGCCATGAGTCACGCTCCCCTGTAGTGTTATCAATCTCCACATCACCCATTGACATGGTGGCATTACCCTCCATGCTGATTGACTCCGTGAACTTGACACCACCGCAGATGACGCTTGAGTAGGCTGTATTGGCAGGGGCATCGCCCCCGCCAGTCACGTACCCCCGGTTAGAAAGATAGCGCGTGGTTTCCACCCCGGCTATCTTCACCCGCACCTCCAGCAAAATACAGCGAATCGCTGCAGGATCTCTCAACCATTTAAGGAAGTCTTCATTGGTCATTTATGCAAATCCTGTTCTAGTTCGTTCAAGGTACGCAGCACCCTCCATCGCGCCGCGCTGGCCCTCAACAACCGTCTGAGCGTTAAGCTCTTGGGATTGGAATTGGGCGACAACGAGGTTGGCGGTTTGTTCGCGCTGCTCTTCTCGCAACATCCGTAACTCATTACGGAGTGCGATTACTTCTTCTGTCAATGCACTGCTAGAGTTTGCTGGAGTGTTTCCACTAAAAGAATACTCTCGGTTTTCGCTAGGTGTTGCCGAACGGTCACCCCAGAGCAGTCTTGCCATGTCGCCGTCAAAAGTTGCGTTAGCCAAGCTGATAGCTTGGGAACCGTCGCCACCTGCCAGCGGGTCAACCCCCATCATTGCGTATTGCAGGGCGAAAATTGCTTCCGTCACTGTCAGCACGCTCTCGTTGATATCCAGCAAACCCTTGACTTGCTCTTTAAGCGTGTCCAGGCTTTCCGTCGCAACGTCGACTTGGGTTGTAGTGAACTTGTAGAGCGTTTCTGTCTCAGCAAGCACGCGCTCGTAGTCAGCAGTGTAACCTGCCCCGCTGGCATTAATACCTTGAGACAGCTTCAACATCTCTGAAGCAGCCTTCTCAAAGCCTGCTATTGCCGACTCATCTCCAGCCAAAGCGCGGGTAGACACATCGTCATAAGTGGTCTTAGCTGTAGCATACTTTTCAGCGGTAGATTTTGTGGACAGATCGCCTGTCAGCAACGAACCTTTGAAAGCTAGGAGAGATTCACTAAAACCCTTCATCTTGTCGATGATGTTCTCCAGTGCTTCTGCTTCCTTGTCGTAGGCAGCGCTCAAGCTGTCAATGGCGTCAGAGCGTAAGTCTTCTGTGGCTTGAAATGCATCCGAAAACGCACCGCCAAGCAACATGACCCTACCAGCTAGCTCTTGACTTTCGGCGTTTCCGCTCATCAAAGACGTAACCAAAGATCTGAAGGCATCCTTAGTTGCAGGCATCACAACACCTAGGCGTCCAAACTCAGCACCGAGCTTCGAGAAGCTTGCTGTCTGTCTCTCAGCGTCGGTGAAGAAGTTTTCTGAGAACTCCGAGATTGCGCTCTCCAGCTCGGCAATACCGCCTGCACCACGGATGGTGTCCCGCGAGATGTTCAGTCCGAGGTCAAGGCCGCGCATTGTATCCTGGATAGCCAGCAGAGACTTGTACCCGGCAACCAGATCGGTCATACTACCGTCCATTACTTTCATAACGTCCGCCATAGTCGTTCCAGCTTCCTTAGCCATGATGCTCTGACGAACCAGTTCAGCAGCGATATCGCCAGTCTTGTTAACCAGAGAGTCTCGGCCGACCATCTCGATGCCAAAGGACTTCAGGGCGTTTTGCGCTTGCTCAGTACCCGTAGCCACACGCACCAGCGTCTGGTAGTAACCTTCACCAGCAGCTTGAAATGCTTCCAGGCCAGGGAACACAGTGCGTGCAATGCCGTCAGCGGATGCTGAGAACACGGCGTTGAGTGCCTCTGACAGCTCATTACCTACTAACCCTTTAAAGCTGACCTCTGTGCTGATGACATACGAAGCCATTGCGGCCTTGATGCTGTCACCATTTGCACCCAGAGAGACTGCTGCGTCAGAGACTGTCGAGTTGATGCTGTCGAAGACTCGACCAATTGTCGTCGTGATCTCTTCGCTTGCGGCCATGTACTGGCGCTGGTTAGACGTCTTGTCTTTCTTAAACCACCCACCGCTCTTCTGCGTCATAACATCCACGTACTGCTTCACCCCACTACCCTTGCTGAAGTCAGCGGCCGTGCCGTTGATGTTCAGGCCAGTGTCGGTGATAGACGTTGTCTTTTTTCCGCCGAAAACGCTAGACCCAAAACCACCGCCAGAGATGCCTTCCGAGATTCCAAAGTTCTTTCCGGTAGTCATACCAGATACCTTGAAAATAGCAGAGGCCAAGCCTTGCATGGAAGCCTCAATACCACGTAAGGCTGACAACATGTTTGTCGTCAAAACCAGACCGACGTTGGAGTTGTCTTCCAGCGATGACATTGCGTTAGCAATGGACGCAGACTTTTCGCTGTCGTCACCGAGGACGGTGCCAGTGCCCTGGCGATCTTGGCGCTCTTGCAGGTTGAAACCTGCTCCGCCACCGCCACCGCCACCGACAAGCGCACCACCCAGCACGGCCGCAATAGCCGCGCCGCCAGCTGCCATACCCCAAGGGCCGAGCCAGCTCATAAACGACATCAACACGCCTGGAATTTTCAGGGTGTTTTTAGCAGCCTCTGTTGTCCCAGTCAGCGCGACGTCTGTGGCTGCTGCTGCAGCGTGTACGCCCAGCATCACGCCCTGTTGCGTCGTGTCGATAGCTGTCTCTGTCACTTTGGCTGTCGTGAACAGACCTGTGAAAGCAGACAACAGTCCGCTCTTCTCTGCGAAGTTAGACAGTGTCCCTGCCAGCTCGACAGCACGGAAGGCTTTCTCTGCACCACTCAGCACCTTGTAGGCTGTCGTGTGTTGAGCGAAGAACCCCTTTGCGCCGGATGCCATTGCACCGTACATACGCAGGCTCGACTGAGCTTCCTTCTTGTCCAGTGCTTCCATTCCAGCCGAACGCTTCTTAGCGTCTGTCAGCGACATGAAAGATTGACGTTGTGCAGCAATCTTGTCCTGGTCTTTGCTGTACTCGCCTAGGGCTTTCGACATCATACCAATCGACTCACCAGCCTTGCCAAATGCCTCGCCGAGAGCCTCGCCAAAGTTGAAAGCTTTCTTAGGGTCCAGGAGTTTGTCTAGGGCTTCCATTGCAGCTTTCTCGTCCTGACCTTTGCCCAGCTCGACCTTGGCTTCAGCCAGCTCACGCAAGGCTCTGGCCTGGGCCATGTAAGCCTCGTACCGGGCGACGTTGTAGTTCTTTTCCAGTTCACGGTTGCCAGCGGCTTCGGCCGCTTGGGCATCAGCTTCGATCTCCGCAGCAAGCAGTTCCTTGACAGCAGTCTTGCTTTGTGTCAGGGCAGCTGTCTGCAACTGAGTCTTCAAGATCTCGTCGTTGATTACGGCCGTGCCAGACATCACGCGCTTGTCGAAACGCTCGTTCTCTGCCGAGGCATCTGCGGTCGCTTTGTTAGCTCTATCGCGCAATTCAATCTGACGCTCCAGTGCAGCGTTCTTGTCCACTTCCGCCTGAACTGTTGCTTTTTGGCCGTCACTTAGACCACGGAAGTCGACGTTGCTACCAGACTTCAGCGATTCACGCAACTTCTCAGAGGCTGACAGCTTGTCGCCAGCCTTAATGTTAAGTTCCAACTCGGCCGTGGTAGCTGCAATTGACGTACGCAACTCCTTGAAGTGGTCACGGCCAGGAGCCTTAGCTCCGAGCTTTTCACCCAAGACGTCAATGCGGACTGCCATCTTTTCCTTCTCTGTCAGTGCTTGTCCCAACGGAGCCAGCGCGGCGTTGTACTCGTCAATCTTGCGCTGGGCCTCTTGAGGTTTCGTCTCAGTCTTCCGGGCAAGGCCTGCACGTACAGCGTCACCCTTCTGCTTGTTCATCGCGTCTTCGTTGACCTTCTTCAAAGCAATCAATACTGTCTGTTCACCTTGCATCGTCTTCAGTTTGGTGTCCAGCATGTCCAGAGTGACCTGTGCGCCGTCCTTAGCTGCTTTAGACGTCATAGACTGTTGTGCGCTCTTTAAGCCGTTGATCCTTGTGATGAGCGCTACTTGTTCCCGGTCATTCGCAGTCACCTCGTACTGGGCAGGAGGTTTTACAGCCATCACGCCGTTACGCTCATTGATCTTGTCGATCTCCTGTTGGATCAAGCGCAGGCGGTCAACAGTTTGCACGCGCATGGAGCTGGTCACGACGGCATCAGCCTTCGGTGCTTCCTTGCTGAAAAACTGCCAAGCAGCGACAGCTGCTGTACCGACCAAGCTGATCAGAATTCCCCAAGGGCCAGTCAAAGCTGTCAGGCCGATGCGGAGCGCTCCCATAGCACCTGCTGTGCCCGTGGCTGCGGCAGTAGTTGCCATCAGTCCTGTAACAAGCGCAGGGATTGCCAGGGCAGCGGATGCCAACCAGCTAATGAACTTTCCAGCGACGATGACTTGGATCACTGTAGTGATCATGCTGAAGTTGTCATGCAGGAAAATAAAGATACTTGCCAGGGCGTCACGGATGGCCGGGATGCTAGCCTCAAGCTGCCCAATCGCCTTAGCGAGTTTAGAGCCGATGTCAGTGTTTTCACCCAACTCACCCATAGCCTTGAACCAGGCATTCTTGATGCGCTGGATGGCTCCGTCGACAGTCAGTGGCAGCTCTTCAAAAGCCTTACGCATCTCTGGCAAGGCACGCTGTGCCGCACGGTTCATCAGCTCGAAAGTGATCTCACCGTCGGAACCCATCTGCTTCAAAGTCTTACCGCCGTACTCACTCCACTTACCCGTGGATTTCAGTTCAGCTTCAATGGCGCGGAGGATGCCTGGAGCGCCCTCGGCGACAGCATTAAATTCAGCACCGTTCAGTCGGCCAGCATTCACGGACTGTGAGTACTGCAGCATGACAGACGAGGCTTCGGCTGCTGTTGCACCGTTGAGCTTCAATGCCAGGGAGACGAACTCAACCTGATTAGCTGTCTGCTGGGCATCTTGCCCCATACGCTGCATTGGTACAGCCATACGTGTGTACAGTTTTGCTGCATCTTCCAGTGGCACGCGCAAGCGCTGGGCCATGTCGTACAGCATGGCTTGGACGTTCTTCGCCTCTTCCATACTGCCCGTAGCCAGCTTCAGCCGAGCCTGCATCATCTTCCAGCCGTCGGCCGCTTCCACGATGCCCTTGGCGAAGTTGATACTCAGGTATGCCAGTGCCGCAGTGGTCATTGCGCGGATGGTTGCGTTGACGATTCCCCCCGCGTTAGACTTACGCGTGAAGGCATTGGTCGTGTTGTTCGACGTAGCGTTCAAGGTTCCGAGCTGGGAGTTGAGCAGTGATACTTGGCTGGCCGTGGTGGTGGCGTAGTTAGCCATCATCCCCATTGCCTGGGCGATCAGGTTGATCGAGGCCGCATGGGCCGTGGCAGATGACACAGCAGTTGTCTGCGCTACCATGAGCTTGCCCAACGAATCCGTCAGGAGTTTAACTTTAGCCTCGTTACGCCCTGCAGCGTTACCGAGCAAGTCGAGCTTACGGACTGTGTCCGCAATACCCGTGGAGACTACCTCGATCTGTAGTGCTGAATTATTTGCTGCCATCTGAATTCCTTTTATTCATTCTCTGATCTGTCTTTCCTGAACGATGCAAACGCACCCTTCAACTTGCTTGCAATCGCTGTCCGATCTGCAGTCAACGCTTCGTCTACGTGTGTGTATGGAGCTTGTGCATCTCGCTTCGTAGCTACACTCAACTCCCCTGCGTAAACCTCACTCATACTCTTTATGGTTAGCTTCTCCCACACAGTGAGTTCGAGTTGCGTAACACGAAGCCAGCTGTCAATCTCAGACCACGAAAGGCTCACTGCACCCATGCCAGTACTTTGAACAAGCCCTGCTTCAAACAGCAGCGTTACCAAGTAGTCAGCACCATCGAGATTTGGGAGGGCCAGAAACGACGAATTCTCGTCCAACTCCTTGTAGGACTTGAGACGAGAATTCTT